TATTTCTTATATTTCTTATATTTCTTATATTTCTTATATTTCTTATATTTCTTATATTTCTTATATTTCTTATATTTCTTATATTTCTTATATTTCTTATATTTCTTATATCTTATCTTATATTTCTTATATCTTATCTTATCTTATCTTATCTTATATTTCTTATATCTAAATAAATCATTCCAATTTATTTAGTTAATTTACCTATTTAATTTACCATTTGTGAGCCTTATAAGTATTAATTAATTTATTTTCAAATTCATCTGTAAATCCAGCGTAGTCGCAAATTGGACCCTTTACAAAAGCATCTCTTACCTTTTGTTTTAATCCAACAAGTTCTTCTGGATGATTTGCCATCCAAACTGCACGTTCAATATATTCTTCTTGTGTCTTTGTAACATATTCGTCCAAACCACAATTTCTCATTAAACTTGTTGTCACATTTTGTGAATGGTAATGTCTAATATTATCAAATAATGTTAATACTGGAACACCCATCATCAAACTTTCACAACTAGTCGTTGTTCCTGAATATGGAAATGTGTCAATAGCAACATCTAATTTATTGTAATCAGGTAAATGTTCTGTATATGTATCAGAATAAGGCATAATAATTACACGGTCCAAAACAGATTTATCCTTAAAATTATCCAAAAATTGCTGTTTTATTTTTGGTGAAGAAAATTCCTTTGTTTTAATCGCCAATCGCGCAGTTGGTGCACGTTGTAAAATTTTCTCCCACACACCAACTACCATGCTATTAATCTTGTTATATCTATTAAATGTACCAAATGTTACCCAACCATTTTTAATACTTGGTTCCTCAGTAAGTTCTGGTAAATTGTCAATACCAATACTTGGTGTATATGCCAAAAAACACTTGTCCATAAATATAAACTTTTCCGTATAATACTTTTGACTAGCCTTACTATCACAAAACTTGTCTGTAATACGATAATCCATTGACCTAATACCACTCGAATTTGGATAACCACAATAACTAATCTGAATAGGAGCTGGCTTTAATACAAATGTATCAAGACGATTATCTCCTGTATGTGCTGACAAATCAAACAAAATATCTATTTTATCTTGCTGAATACGATTCTTTAAATCTTCATTTGACATATTTTTAACAACTACCCATTGGCATTTTGGAAACATACCATCCAATTTTACAACCTTTACTGAATAACATGTAACGTTAAACAAATCATAATTAAGATAATTCAAAATACTATGAATAAAATAACTTACAGGATGACAAATAAAATCACCAGATACAAAACCAATATTAATTTTGGTTCCTGATTTTACCAATTCATCTTTTGATATAAATTTCAAAATATCCTTTTTAACTTCATAATCAGGACACGAAACACGATAATCATCTATAACAACAGGGTAAATCTTATTAATGGATTTATGCAATCTCGAAATATACATTGGATCTTCAATTAAATGTGAAATATAATTTGAATCTAACAACTTATTTTGATACGCCAATGATAATCTAGGTTTATATTTCAAAGCCTTATTATACCCATCAATAGCTCCAACAAAATCACATTCGTAACATTTTGCTAAACCCATATTCATATACATACTCGCTATCAACATATCTTTATCAACAGAAATATGAGCCCGTTTATAATTTTCAATACCACGCATATAATGCTCTATAGCCTTATCCGTAATACGTAATTCAGTATATACAACACCAATCTGATTGTTTACATCAGGGTCTGAAGGCTCAATATCATATGCTAAATTAAAATAATATAAAGCAGTATCACGATCTTGAATCGTAAAATAAATACTACCTAAACCATTTAAACATTTTACCTTGAATTGTTGCAAACCAGTTAATGCACCTTCATCTTTTGTACATCTTATCAATAAATTAATAATACCAAGAGACAATTTATAATGATAAATACTACTTTCCAATTTATTAACACGCTGATACATAAATCCAAAATTATAATGCAACTGATAATCACAAGGATCTACAACCAGAATTTGATTCAAAAACACAATGTTTTCTTGAACATTTGGATTAAATATAGTCAAATATAAAAATACCATTTTAAACAACTCCATACCACCACTATGGAATGGCTCAATAGAAAGAACCTTTCTTACATGAGCAATCGCCATATATAAAGTATTACGTTCTTGATCATTGAAATTTTGTCTACTCATATTAAGACCAACTGTTCTAACAAGTAATTCAGCACTAATATAATAAGTACGTTTAATTTCATCCTTGTGCCTATTCATTACAAACGGATTCAACTCGTCTAAATATTTAATTATATTATTAGTATATTTTAAACATTCCAAATACAATTCATTATCAGTAACTTTTTCAATTAATAATTTTTCTTGAGCCCTACTATATGTTTTTTCTAATAGTTTATGTTCTGCCAAAAACGAATCAATATCTTTAATAGTAGATGTCATTAACGCTTTACTGTTATTTAATTATTACAAAGTTTTAAATTAAGATTTTTTAACGTGTATAACATTATTTTATTATTAAAATTCTTTCTCCTTTAATTTAGAACGTTTGGACTTATTTTTATTTCACTTTTCTTTTTTAAATAATACAAATCATTAAATAGACTATTATTATCAAGACGATATTTCAATGTACTTGTCTTTATACCTAAATCTCTAGAAGCTTCTTTTTGAGAATCCCATTCCTGCAAAATTTCATCTGGTTTATCTTTATGAACTTTGCATATTGGTATTTTTTTACATAACGTAGAAGTTATCCCAGTTCCTTTTAATATATTTTCCTTAATTGTAACACCATACCATCCGTGATAACTCGAAGTACCTTCGTTGAAATAATCTTTAAAAAAATATTTATCTAAAAATTTACATAATTTATCCATATCAGTTTTATTAGGATGTTTTTTATTACTATTATCACACCATTTTTCATAAGACTCTCTTAATGTTATTCTATTTAATTTTGCAGTTGGTACTTTAACACAATTATTCATTAAAAAAATTTCAAATTCAGAATACGGTTCCTTAAATTCAAATGTATAAAAACATTTTTTTAAATTTATACCTAATGTACATCTCATATCACAATTAAACATTTTATTAAACATTTTCTTTACTATAAATTTTGATTCTATCCTCCAAGGGTAGCCACTTTACGTACACCCTTTTCTTTATTTGTAAAATTTTGTATAGATGATCGGATATTAGTAATTTCTAATGCCTTAGCTACATCACTTCCTCTGAAATAATATTTATTATTTTCATCCTTAATAATACTTATATTATTATTTTGAAATGCTTTAACTATACAATTCGGATCTATTATTTCTGTTTCCATAAGGGAGAAAGTGTTATATGATATTATTTTTAAATCAAAAACGCATTTAAAAACAAAATGAATAATAAATATAAATAATAAATAAGTACATATTTCAAATGGAAAAACCTTCAGAAGAAGAATTAAAAAAATTAAGAAGAAAGGTAAAAGCATTGCAAAAAAAACCTCAACCAGTTCAAAGAACACCAGAATGGTATAATGCTAGACATAAAAGAATTACAGCAAGTGAAGCTGCTAGTTGCTTATTCATGTCTAAAAAAACATGCGAACCATATGTACAAGAATTTACTATACAAAATTTTAAATATAAAGATACTGAATCATTAAATCATTACGAAACAAGAGAAGATTATATTATTAAAAAGTGTGATGCATTTTATGGAAAAAATGTATTCAAAGATACTATTTATACACTTTGGGGTAAAAAATATGAAGAAGTTGCAAATACACTTTACTGTCAATTGAATAACACAAAGGTTATAGAATTTGGTCTTGTTTCACATTCTAGACTAAAATGGTTAGCAGCTAGTCCAGACGGTATTACACCAGATGGAGTTATGTTGGAAATTAAATGCCCAAAAAGTAGAAAAATAGATGAATCTAGGGTCCCTATACACTATTGGATACAAACTCAGATACAAATGGAGTCGATTGACCTAGATGTATGCGATTTCTTTGAATGCGAAATTGAAGAATTAGAATCTGAAAATGAATTTATAGATAAAGAAATTGTTGATAAACAAGCTAAAGGTATAGTACTCGGGGTAGCAAATAGTGGTCCTGATCCTAAATTTATTTATTCACCTATTCACATTAAAACTCCTCAAGAATATATAGATTGGAAAAATGAACAAATGTCTTTACGTCAAGATCTTATTCCAAGTTATTTCTTTGTAAAAAAATATAATAATCAAAGAGTCAAAAGAAGTAAAATTTGGTTTGAAAATGTAAAAGAAGAATTAAAAAAAACATGGAATCTAGTTATGCATCTACAAGAAACTAAAGAAAATTTTGATAAATATAAAGAATCTATACATATGATAAAAAGTAAAAAGTTTTACGAACGTTACGAAAAAACAGAATGTGAAATTCAAGATGACGATTCTACTTTTATTTTAGAAGAATCTAATATCTCAACAGAAGAACTTGATACTATAAATGAAGAATCTAGTAACGAAACTTCTTCGGAAATTTGTTTAATAGACTAATGATGACATTATTTTATAAAAAAAAAATTAATTAATTTCTTTTTTATATATAATACATAGTGAGACATATGTTGGATTGGAAAAAACAACCAAGGTTTTATTTAAATCCGACTACAGGAAGATTAATTAAATCTACAGCTAGAGTTTATAAAAAATTAAAAAAAGATTCTATTTTAATGTTACGTGACAAATGTCTCTATAATCCTAAATCCGCACAACGTTGTTTAACTAAATTACTAACACTTTATCCAAATGTTTATCCACCATCAAATTTTATAAAAATCCCTAAAACACATAAACGTGGATCTATTCGTGCATTTATAAAAGATCCCCGCAAAAAATACTTGGTTGGTTATATAAATAAATTTGGAAAAGCATTTCGTTTAAGACGTCCCATTATAACTAAAAAGAAAGTACCAATTGTTATCGATTATCATAATGTTTTACATAAAATTATTACAAACAAAAATTGCATCACTGAAAACTCGCAAAAAAGAGTAGAAAAACAAATTAAAGCTGGTATTTTGTTAAACACTATAGAAAATACTATAATACTATTTAACCCTATTCAAAATGATTTTATACCAATAAATAAAACAATCAACCAAGATGAAATAAAATCTGTAATAAAAATGATCAATAATAGACTAATCCCACACGAATTGCAACCAATCACCATAAACTTAAATATATCAGCGATTATAATAGAAGATAATAAGATTATAGGATTTGTTGATAAATATAACCAACTTAAACGATTTACTACACCAATAAAAATTATATCTAAAAGAAAATACACACCGTTAACAGAACTTACCGAAGAACCAGAAATTACAGAACCAGAATTACTTTTAGAAAAAGTAGGGCCAAAGCCCTCAAAACCCGAAGAAGAAACAGAAGAAGAAGAATTACTTTTAGAAAAAGTAATATCAAAACCTGAAGAAGAAGAAGAAGAAATTCCTGAAACAATTACTGAACCGGAAATTACTGAAGAAGAATTACTTTTAGAAAAAGTAGGGCCAAAGCCCTCAAATCCTGAAGAAGAAACAGAAGAAGAAGAAATTCCTGAAACAATTACTGAACCGGAAATTACTGAAGAAGAAACAGAAGAAGAAACAGAAGAAGAAGAAGAAATTACTGAAGAAGAATTACTTTTAGAAAAAGTAGGGCCAAAGCCCTCAAAACCCGAAGAAGAAACAGAAGAAGAAATTACTGAAGAAGAAACTACCGAAGAAGAAATTCCTGAAGAAGAAATTACTGAAGAAGAAACTACCGAAGAAGAAATTCCTGAAGAAGAAACTACCGAAGAAGAAATTACTGAAGAAGAAACTACCGAAGAAGAAATTCCTGAAACAATTACCGAACCAGAAATTACTGAAGAAGAATTACTTTTAGAAAAAGTAGGGCCAAAGCCCTCAAAACCCGAAGAAGAAACAGAAGAAGAAATTACTGAAGAAGAAACTACCGAAGAAGAAATTCCTGAAGAAGAAATTACTGAAGAAGAAACTACCGAAGAAGAAATTCCTGAAGAAGAAACTACCGAAGAAGAAATTACTGAAGAAGAAACTACCGAAGAAGAAATTCCTGAAACAATTACCGAACCAGAAATTACTGAAGAAGAAGAAGAAGAAGAAGTTCCAGAAGAAATCACAAAGACTTTACCTAGTGTTACTACTATAAAAGGAGATGATTATATTGATTTAAAAGAAAAACTTGAAGGATCACCAGAAGTAGAACCTAAAGAAATAGCTGAGCAAATAAGATGTTTAGAGGGAGAACAATTTGATGTTAACGAACAACGTTGTTTACCTTGTACACATTATGGTCTAGTATGGGATTCACAATATAAATTATGTAAACAAATGTTAAAGGAAGATATTATGGAGCAAAAGGATGATCATATTGATATAAAAACTAATAAACTTAAAATACTTTTTGATACAAATGATAATATTATAGGATTTCTAGAAAATTAATTTTAGAAGGATTAATCAAAATAAGCTTTATTAAACATTAATTGTTATTTAGAAAATTAATTTCTAAATAAAATATAAATAGGTATGGATAACTTAGTTGATTACATAAAACAAAACTATCCCAAAGTAATCTTTACACCTTTTAAATTTAAACAGTCGCGCGCTTTAGCTTTTATAATCAGTGATAACAAATTAGTTATTGGTTATATAAATTCAGCTGGGTCTCTATGTAAATTAATAAATCCAATTGATTTAGAAAATCTTACAAACGAAGATACTATTTATAATATTGTAAAGTCTATCCCAACAGTATCTGGTTTTAATGAAGAAGATAAATCAAAATTGTTAAAATTATTTGAAAGTAAATCAGAGACAATTGAAAAGTCAGAACAAAGGAAAATAGAAAACGATTTGAAAAGGAGGATAGAAGAAAATAATGATCAAAAAATAAAAGACGAATATAAAGCGCTGTATGATAGTAATAGTAATCAAATACTATTAATCAAAAATGAATACGAAGAAAGAATAGCTAAAATAACAGAACAATACAATACAACACAACAAGAATTGGAATCTTGTAAACGTCAAATTATAGATCAAAAAGATGCTATTTTAGAAGGAATCAACCAATATAAAAATGAAATTCAAAACTTTATTCAATCTAAAGATTTGCAAATACAAGATTTAGAAAACATTCATCAACAAGATAAAGAAGAACGTACTCAATTACAAGAAAGATTAAACGAATTATTAAAAAATGAGAGACGTAATTTACAAGCTTTAGAGGAAAATAAAGATAATGTTTCTGATTATGATACAAAAATCGAAACTAAACGTCAAGAAATAGAAAGCTTGACATCAGCTATACAAGAAATAAAATCCGAATTGAACAATACAAAAGAAGAGCTGAAACGTTCGCAGCTTCAAGAGACGTTGTTAATAGGATTTAGAGAAAGATGTAAAGACAAAATTCTTACTGAAAAACAACAAATAATTGATAAAATAATCGAATATAATCAACGTTGGAACGAATGGTTAGAAAAATCGACAGTAGATGTCAATGAATACAAACGTCGTTTATTAACAGATTTACAAAGTGGACAAGAATCTTTAAAATCCGTTTTACAACAACAATCAGAAAAATCAAACATTGATGATATGGAAATTAAAAGATTAAAACAAAACATAGTAGATATTGAAACTGCACTAAAACAAACTATTAATGATCAACTAATTAAATTATCAGAAAGAGAAGAAGAAATTAAGCGTTTATCAGAAGAAAAAGATGAATTACAATCACGTCAATCTGATACGGAACAATCAACTATAGAATTACAGACTGAAATCGATAGTTTACGAGAAGCAAATAAAAGTATACCTGATCTTCAAAGAGAATTAGAAGAAGTACGTGCTTTATTATCTCAAAATGATAGAACTAAAATAGAAAGTGTTGTAGATTACGATAATTGCGAAAGTATTCTTACAAACTTTGTAGCTTTAAATAACATTTTTTATAGAAAACAAGAAATTATTAAACGTTTGGATGATATTATAACAAATAATTTAGATGTTTTTTCAAAAATAAGTGAGGATCTAAGAAATACAATTCGTAAAGATTTCGAAACTGTTAAAACAGAAATTACAAATCATATAAAATTCTTAAACTTGTCCGAATACATTAATAGTCCAAACTTTCAATATTTAAAAAATAAAATAAATAGAGATCAAGTACCTGCAGATTTTTGCAAAGATCTTAGTAATTTATTAGAATATTGGAATGTAAATAAATCCAGCTATAGACGACAAGATCGTATACTCACAAATATTTACGAAGATTTATCAGGAGCTGTTAGAGTTTATATCCGTATTAAACCATTATTAGGAGGAGAACAACAATCACCAACTGTTTCTTTAAAAACAGTTGAAAGTAAACGAACAAAATCATTAATAGTAGATTGTTCAGAATCACCTAATACTAAATTTAAAGATCCACTTACGTTTGGTGAATTTTATGGTATTTTTGATGAAAAATATACAAATTTAGATTTATATACTGGTCAAATAGGGTATCCTTCGTCTGGATTAAAAGTGGACCTAGATAATTTAGTAGATTCATCAGATTCTGTAAGTCCTGGATTATACAATGTATTTAATCAAATTCAAGATGGTTATAGTGTAGTCCTATTTGGGTATGGTTTAAGTGGTAGTGGCAAATGTCACGGTGCAGATACACCAATAATAATGTACGACGGGACAATTAAAAAAGTTCAAGATATTCAAGAGGGAGATCTTTTAATGGGAGATGATTCTACAGCGCGTCGTGTATTTAGTTTAGCTAGAGGAAGAGACATTATGTATGAAGTGACAAATGTTAAAGGAGAAAGATATATTGTAAATTCTGAACATATTCTTTCTCTTAAATATACAGGTAGAAAACAATTAAGAGATAGACCAAACAGACATTCTTTTATTTTAAACTGGTTTAATAAAGAAAAAATTGGATTTAACAGTAAAACATTTAGTTATAAAAATAAAGATAAAGATGAAGTACACCAAGAAGCAAAAGAATTTACAGAAAAAGTAAAAGATGATTTATATATTGATATACCGATAAAACGATATTTATCTCTTTCTAATCATTTTAAAGATTTTCTTAAAGGATATAAAGTACCAGTTGAATTTCCTCACAGAGATCTTGAAATAGATCCTTATATGATTGGTTTTTGGTTGGGTGATGGTACTTCCAGTCAACCGGAAATAACTAATCAAGACTCTACAATTATAAAATATTTTAAAGAAAATTTACAACAATATAAATGTTATTTACAATATAAAAATAATCAAGGTACTAATAATATGACTTATAGAATAAATGGCGAAAAATCAAATGGATGTAAAGGTGGTAATAATTATTTCTTGAATATTCTTAAAAAATATGATTTAATTAATAATAAACATATTCCTCATATTTATAAATGTAATTCTAGAGAAAATCGGTTAAAATTATTAGCTGGTATTTTAGATGCAGATGGGAGTTATGATAGAAAAAAGAAAACATTTGAGTTCAGTCAATCTTTAGAACATGAACAAATTATGGATGATGTTATTTATTTATGTCGTTCTTTAGGTTTTGCTTGTTATAAAAATAAAAAACAAACAAGTTGGACATATTTAGGTAAAAAAAATTATGGAGAAGCTTGGATAATAAGTATTACAGGTGAAGGTATAGAAAAAATACCTACGTTATGTAAAAGAAAACAAGCTGAACCAAGAAGACAAATTAAAGATGTATTAGTATCAGGTATAAAAATAAAAGAATTACCAGAAGACGATTATTATGGATTTGAGATAGATGGTAATCATCATTATTTATTAGGTAATTTTACAGTTACTCATAATACTATGACTTTATTAGGTTCTAATGGAGCACCTGGACTCTTACATTATGGGTTAAGTAATTTACAAAATGTATCAAAAATCAAAATTAAATACTTGTTTGAACAATACTACTACAAAATTAATTTTAATTATCGCGAAGTTACTGGACATATCCATAATTTAATAAATAAAGTTCCACAAATGACATCCTTTTCAAAAGATGAAAATGAAGAATTTAAACAAGTGATTCCAGGATATTTAGATGTTAATTCCATGAAAGTAGAAGATTTATCAGCTTTTACAGATATAGTAGACTCGTATAGACAAAATCACGGTAGAATTAAACAAACTCCTAATAATACACAATCAAGTCGATCTCATTTATATTACGTATTTGAAATAACATTTACTAATGGTAAATCTGGTTATATCACAATAGTAGATATGGCTGGTAGAGAATCTCCATTAGATATATTCAACACATTTATTGATAGCACAAAAACCACATTACCAAGTGTTATGGCACCTGCCCCAGTTGGAGGTGAAGGAAATATAGCTAATTCTATGAAAGAAGAACTTGTTGAAACGTACACACCTAAACAAATTTATCAAATCATTAATGAATCATTCTATATCAACGAAACTATTAATCATTTAATTTATTACTTTAACCTCAAAAATGATAAAAAAATAGAAACACCTAAACAAAAAGTAGATGAAAGATTTAATGTAGTTTATAAAATTGCTAATTATTTTGTAAAACCCGAAGATGAAATGACAAATATTAGTAGTTCAAACAATGCATTAACTATACCTATCCTAAATTTCTTAAATAATCTTAATACTAAACAAAAAGAATCTAATGATTGGAAACCAACAAAATTTGTTACAATTTGTTGTATTCGTCAAGAACAAAATTATTGTAATCAAACTATGGAAACTGTAAAATTTGCACAAAATATAAGAAGTACGTGAGCTAAACAGATTAATTCAAATAAAATTTTTTAAACAGATTAATTCAAATAAACTTTTTTAAACAGATTAATTCAAATAAACTTTTTTAAACAGATTAATTCAAATAAACTTTTTTAAACAGATTAATTCAAATAAACTTTTTTAAACAGATTAATTCAAATAAACTTTTTTAAAAAGTTTATTTAAATTTTAACTTATGTAGTAATTAAGTAGTATGCATTATAATTGTGATATCTCTGGTAACTTTTGCATTCTTCTAAAATGATTAGACCACAATAACAATTTGTTTTTGTCTTCTGGAAACCAAAGTGTAAATCCATCCGTATGATTAATCTTCATACCACCCGCAAGACCATATTGGTGCGGGTACAAATGCCAAAACAAAGACCCAGTTACATTTGGTCTGGATTCAAGTTGTCTAAACCAATCAACACCAAACCCTGAATCTACCTCTCCAACAATATATGCTTTACCAACCCGTTTTGCATTATTAGCACCATAATCTAATCTCTCAACTTCATTCCAATAAAAATGCCCAGTAAAACAATCCACTGTAGATATACTAAAATTATTTGCTTTACCCAAAGGTTCATCCGTACCATCCATTATTAAATGCTTAGAATCAATTGATTTAATGTAATTGATAATATCACGTGTCCATTCTTCTGTTGGGAATGTAGTACTACCAGCATCTTGTCTTATATTAAACTCATTACCTGTTTCTATCATAAATAATGTCGGATCATCTTTTAGCTTTATTCCTGTATAACTGTTAATATGATTCAACCAATCATTTATAAATTTTTTGAAATCATTTCTAACATCCAGATTAGTCCAAAAATCATTCTTGTGAATACCTCTTGTATCCGTAAAATGTTTATAAGACCCATTGTACCAACTATAACAATCAACCAATGGAGCAATTATTCGGATTCCTTTTTGTTTAGCAGTGTAAAATGCAAAATCAATAGCCTTCCATGCATTATTGTTTAATGTATTATCTCTTGGTCTTAATGATTTTTCACTACCAGAAGATATACCCATAGTATGACAACGTACCACTGTAGCTGCCATCTTTTGTGCCACTGTAAATATTTCAATAACCTGATCTTGCATTGGATAATCATGAGCCTCTGTATAACCTAACCAATAAGCATTAAAACCTACAGGTACAAATTTAACACCATTACACATAAAACTCCCAGTTGTAGCATTCCATGAAACAAATTGTTTAGACGTCGGCTTAGATGACGGTGGTCTTGGAGTTGACAGGTACTGAGAAATCTTACTTTTTAAAATAAAAGTTGTATATCCAGAAGCAATTTTATAATCACCAACATTAGATAAATTAAAACCAGTTTTTGCATATGCAACTCCAGTGTCCCATTTATATACAATACATGTAATATTCGTATCTTGTTTTAATCGATTCAACAATGCCCCAATACCGTCGTTAGACGGCAAGGTACCCTTACTATTATATTCGTTATAACCATACATTGATGTTTCTCCTAAAGCAACATTGTTTATTTTAACCCAATCTGGATTCGGATCTTGCTCAAATACACTACCTAATAAAGTTTTTCCAACCAATGACATTTGTTATTAATAATTGATCATTACTTTTAAATAAAATTAAAAATAAATTATACTTTAGTTACTTTAGTTACTTTAGTTACTTTAGTTACTTTAGTTACTTTAGTTACTTTTAAAAAAAGTAACATCAAAAGGTAAAAAGTAACATCAAAAGGTAAAAAGTAACATCAAAAGGTAAAAAGTAACATCAAAAATAAGGGATTTTGGTTAACCTTTTTTTAAAAGGTTTAAAGTAACATCAAAAAGAAAAAGCTTAATGAAATCTATAGAATTATTCGTAGAGGAAAATGATAAAACTTATACAGTTCTAATAGGAACTAATCAATATGAAAACGATCAAATCATTAAAGATTCTGATCAAGATGATATATGGTTTCATTTAAATAATATGAGTGGACCACATATTATTCTTAAAAATGGAGGAGATAAAATTCCTAAAAGATATTTAAATCAAATTGCAGTAGTATTCCAGCAGCTAAAGCTTAAATCAAACTTACCTAACAAATATAATGTAATCTATACAACTGTTAAAAATGTAAAATTAACAAATATCCCAGGGCAAGTTACTGTCACAAATACAAAATTAATCAAATTATAATTCTATTAAAATAAAAATTCCATTGTCAACATACCATTTTCTACAGTTATAATATTATAAGATATTCCAAAAACATACAAATTCATTTCTACCGTATCTGCAGTTGTTAAAGCTAAAGTTATATCATTAAACCTGGATAAATTTAATGAACCTGTAGGTTGATTATCTTCCGGACGTATACTAAATGGCATCGTATATATATACTTCAAAGGTATCACCGAATGTATATTTTGCGGAAAAATAACACGATAGTAAAATTCAGGCAAATTGTCAAATCTTAATTTACCATCCAATAATAAAGATGCGGCTAAAATCAATGGACTATCATCCGCTGTTTTTGAATACACAAAACGATTATTATTTGCAATATTTTGTTTTTCTACTGCAAAAAATACAAGTTCTTTACATGGATTAGTTAATTTAATACGAGTATTGTAAAAAGATGTACCGGCTGGTATAACTTCATCTTCGTTATATTGAACTTGTTGAATTAAATATGTATGTTTTTGAGATTTAAATTGTTTTAAAATCACTTCATCTAAATACACATACTCTGCATAAACACTTGATGTTACAATAGGAACATAATCTGGTTCTAGAGTTCCATCATAATTTATACATTCTTCAAAATTTCTTAAACGAAAATTAACTTTGATATTTTGATGATACATACTCAATAATGGCAAAGCTAAATTATAATCTTTTGTAAACCAAAAATCTAAAGGTATAATTAAATCATGTGGTTTAGTAGCATTGTTGAAATTTGCACTATATACATCTGATTTTAATAACATTAAATTTTTACCAAGTCTTTTATCAGAAGTAGTCAATTCATCCCATACATTTAAAAATTGAGGGTATAATCTATCTACTACAATACCACCTATCATTAATTCTATAGGTTCACTAAAAATCGAATAACCTATCGTATCACTCCAACAAGCATACGACCCATCCTTTTTAACAAGTTGAGGTAATTTAATATGCAAATGCAATTTAGATAACAAATGACCACGTTTAGGTATTTCACATGTCATTTTTTTACCAAAATTCGAAATAATATTCGTTTCTAATTTTACAGTTTCTGTTGCAAAATTTACATATCTATAATAATTATATTTAAATACATTGATCTGAGGATCTTGTGTCAAATAAACATCTTCTAAACCAGTAGCCTGTAATTGAAGAAGACTTGGTGACATTCTAACATTACATAGGAAAAAAAAAGTAACATTAAAACAAACCAAATAATTTTACCTAAATAATTATTCTTGTTTAAAATGTCGTAATCCAAAGTTTGGGAGAGTTAATTGTTTTTTTATCTCTGTATTTAAATCATCGAACCCAGGTACCTTGTTAGTAGATAAAGGTACAAAGGTACCTTTCCGAACTGACCTTGCCGAACTGATGGGTTCACATGGGTTCGTCATCAGTAAGGTATAATCAATTGTGTATTTATTAGAAGGAGCAGACCATATATTCGTTTTTTGCGCAAAAGGGTTAAATTTAACTGGGTCAAATGTATTATTAGCATAACCTAATCCAAAATCTATTTGAAGTTGGTCACCTTCACCTTGACGAGCTGAAGCTCCGTCACCAACATCAAAAAAATTATCAAAATTAATATCCATATTCTTATTAATGCTACACATTAATGTTTTTGCTGGTGTACATTTATCTTTAATTTCATCAGTTTGTACACTTTGTTCAATTTGCTTAGGTTTAAAATAAATCGGTAAATATGATAATTTATACAGTATTTTTTTAGTCGTATTTTTAGAGTTCCAAACCCAACCACGTTCAATTACCTGTTCATTAGTAAATATTTCGCATTTATCTTCGTGTATGTTATATTCTACAACATTTGATTTTGTATCTGTTAATTTATTTACTAAAGAATTAGCTGCCTGTTGTAATGATATTTCTAAACCATTACTATATATATATTCTTTATCATTTAACTTATCTACTATATGAATAAGATTCATTTATATGTTATTAATATAAAATAATTTTTTACATTTGACAAAAAATTGAAATAATTTAGTCATTTAAAATAACTACTAATATGGTTCAAGACAATTCTTTTTCAAAATACATTTTACAATTTACAAAAAACACTGATAACCAACAAACACATTTGTCTTTTAATAATGGAAAATACAATGTACCGGATAATAAGTTTGATGAATTTTACAAAGAATATTATAAAGTAATATCTAGTAAAAATCATATTGAAAAAGAAAATCTTTATTTGATTGAAAAAGTAACAGATTCAAAGTTTGCCTTTTTTATAGATTTAGATGTACCAAAAAAATACAATTACAACTTAACAGATGAAAATGTATCTGATGTTATTCAAACAACTAAAGCTAAAATCGTAGATAATTTTAGCGATGATCCAACACTTACCGAATACATTGTTTCAAAACGTATAACAGAAAATGGATGCAATTATCACATTAATTTTTACAATTTAATAGTAGATAACCAACTCGGAAATGTATTGATTTCGCAAATTAAAAAAATATCTAATCTTCAACATTGTATAGATATTTCTGTATATAGAACAGGATTACGTTTAATTGGGTCGAAAAAACTTGATAAAAAAACAGAAAATAATTTTTATAAAATTTACGATATAGAATCTGGTGCATTTACAGAATTACACGAAACTACATTTGAAGATTTTCAAAAATCAATAGTAAAAAGAAAATCATCAGTTAAACTTACACAATTAAAGAATGAAAGTATAAAAGAACACGTACCTGATAAAAAAAATCAAATTAGTAAAAACATTAGTATTGAAATACAAAATGAATTAGTACATTTATTACAAAACTTAAAATTAACAAATAACCATATTCAAAATTTTGATTTTGGCATTCAAAGAATTTTCGCAAAGCAAAATGCAATGGGGCTATTTTGTTATTATATTTCTATAAATCACAAACATTGTCCATTTAAAGATAGACACCACGAAAGAGAAGGAAGTCCTATTTATCTAGAAATCAATATTAATGGAGTTTACGTAAAATGCCACGATGAAGAATGTAGAAGACGAACATTTCCAGAAAAACAGATACAATTACCAGATACATTTGAAACAGATTATCCACAAATATATCTTAGTATGACTACAAAATATTGGAAATCGGAAATTATACTTTCAGATAAAACCAGATCTGTTTTAGAAGAAAGTTTATCAGGTTCTCATTATGCTATAGCTAAAGCTGTATTTCAAATTTATAAAAACAGATTTAGAGTCGACGAGGTTAAAAATACAGAATGGTACGAATTCGGAGGAGTTAGATGGCACAGAAGTCACTTGATGAATATTCTTATATCTGAAGAATTACCTAAATATTATAGAGCTATAAAAATTAGCGATACCTCTGTACAAACAAAAAATTTACAAGATTTTTTAGTTAATAATGAAAAAATCGACGCAAATATGCGTAATCAAATGGTAGACAATATTATAGCCAAATTAGAAAATGTAAGTTTTAAAAACAATATCATTTCTCAAATTGTATATCTTTTCAAAACATACGATACAGATTTTTATCAAAATTTAGATTCTACAACATATTTAGTAGGTTTTAAAAATGGCGTATACGATTTTAAAAAAAATGAATTTAGGGAAGGTCGTGAAACTGATTATATTACATTTTCTACAGGGTATGATTTTGTAGATTATGACCCTGATGCTAAAGAAACAAAGGAAATTTACGAATTTCTTCAAAAAATCATTCCAAATAAGCGTGTATTGGAATATACTCTTAAAGTATTGGGTAAATCATTAATAGGAATACCAGATGAAAGATTTTATATCTGGACAGGTCTTTCCGGTGCAAACGGCAAATCTACACTTGTTAATTTTCTTGAATATACATTAGGCGATTACATCACATCCGTTGACGTTTCATTATTAACAAATAAACGAGCAAACGCTAGTAATGCTTCCCCAGATGTTGTTCGATTACGAGGAAAACGAATTTTTACTTTTCAAGAACCAGAATACGATGATAAATTACGCACAGGTATACTTAAACAATACACTGGAGGTGATACTATTATTGCGAGAGAATTATTTAAAGCACCTATTTCATTTAAACTACAAGGAACTATGATCATGTGCTGTAACGATCTCCCAGCAGTAACCAGTTGCGACGGAGGAACTTGGAGAAGAATCAGAGTTGTTGATTTTACCTCACGATTTTGCGATAATCCTGTAAAAGCTAACGAATTTAAAATAGACCCAACTATTAAATACAAAATTCAAAGTTGGAGACCCTACTTTATGAGCATTTTAATCCATTGGTACAAACTCTTCTTAACACAAGGTATAAACGAACCAGAGGAAGTTACAAAAGCCACAGCAAAATACAAGGTCGACAATGACAAATTCGACGAATTCTTTGATCAAATTATTGAAGAATCACAAACCAATTTCGAATCAACTAAAACAATTTATAGTCACTTTTCTAGCTGGTGGTCCAATAATTATCCAAATTCAAGAATACCAGATATGAAAGATTTTAAAAGAGCAATGAAAACAAAATATGGAAATGAACATGAAAAGGTCATAAATGCACGTATTAACTTTGGATTTAATGTTACTATATCCAATATAGTAAATGAAGAACTTGAAGAAAACGATGACGATTTGTAGTTAAATTTATTAAAATTTATTTGTTATTTAATAATAGATAATGTATAAATCTATTTTAAATGATTTTCGAAAACAAAACTCCCATCTTGAAAATTCCAAGAAAAAAAATTCTCCAAAGAAAACACATTCTTCACGTTCTTTAAAACAAAAAACTTCTTCAAAGAAAACACATTCGACTCATACCAGTACAAGTTCTCATACAAGCTCTGATACAAGCTCAAAAAATAAAAGTATAAAACACGAAAACGAGAATGAAGATGAAAACAACTTAGAAGATCTCTTGCATACAGAAGATAGAAATATAAATCCTAAAAAAATTTCATACATTTGGCAAGATATATCAAAAGAATGGTCAACAAAACTAATGTCTAATAATTTTGTTATGAAAAATTGCTTAAGTGACGGTAATTGTCAATTTAGATCAATCGAAACTGCTTTAACAAATAGTGGATACAAAACTAATCATCGTCATTTAAGGAATATTATAGCAAAGTACATTACTAGAATTGAAAATCCAGAATTTTTTAACATTATACAAAATTATAGAATCGAAAAACAACATGGCGAATTTGTAGGAGATTGGGATCCATTTCAAATTAAAAATAAAAGCGATTTCATAAAACAAATAAAAAAAACAGGATTCCATTTTCAAGGTGACTATATAACCTTATCATTAATATCAAAAGCCATCAAAATTGATATAGTTATTTTTAACGATGATTATACTATAGCAGATCTAAGTAACCCAGAAGATTTACAACAAAAAATTATTATTTTATATTATGATAGTAAACATTATCAAACCATAGGTATAAAAAAAAGAATCAATGTACAAACCATATTTCTAAGAACACAATTACCTAAAGAATTAGAAATGGTAATAGATAAACATACATTTCTTTCACGACATTTACAAAATGTATGCGAGGACCAAAATTGTAAAAAAATACAATTAAATAAAATGTTAAATATTATACAGAAAAATATACAATCACCACTTTCTCGTCAAGATAAACGTACAATATTAGAACTTTTACAAAAATGGGTTGATAATATATTTAAACCAATTACAAACCAAGCTGAAGCTTCAGCCACTAGATGATCTTCTTTTAGCACCAATTACATAGATCGACGTTTAGTTGATTTACTTTTAGTTGATTTACGTTTAGTTGTTTTTTGAATATAACGCATATCTCTAATAACTCGTTTAGATATTTCTGGATGTCTATAATATTAACCTTTTTACTACTTCGGAATATGTTGCCAAGTCTTTTCTTAAAATATTTTTTAATAAAGATCTTCTTGACTTTAAAGGCATATCGACGTGATAACCAAATAACCCACCCTTAGTTGTTAAAGGATAACTACAGTTAGACATTTATTACACAACGTTACATAATTTAAAATTCACTTAGTAAAATTTACATTTTTATGTAATGATGTGTAACGTTGATGTATCGGTATTCTAACTAGCGATTTTTTTTTTCTTATAGATCTACCTTGTTTTTTAGATACGTGACATATCGTTATTGCTTTTTTGTTTTTTTCAGGCTTTTCATTTATATATAATGTAAATATTTTTTAATTTTAGAAAAAAATTTTAATTATATATATTATATATAATTAAATGGCATCTGTTACAATTACTGATTTATTAATGTTAGTTGCTGTTTTGTTTATACTGTACTTTATATTAAATACTCTTACAGCCAAAAAAACTAAAGAAGATTTTGCAGATGTAAACTTAGATTCGTCTCGTACTGTTAAAATAGATAAAAGTTGTTCGCAAGCATCTATAAACCAAAATCATTTAGATTATATATTTAGTTCTACAAAATTTGTTAGATAAATCTATAAACCTTTCTTTTTGAGGGCTTTGACCCTACTAATCATATAAACGCATAACGACCAAAAAACAACGTATTCATAATTTTGTTTATTAACTGCCAATTCTAGTATTAAATACCCATATACTATTACGTGGTATTCAATAGGTATAGCAAACATTAATACTAATAAAATTAATAAATATGCATTTACATTATATTTATAAATTGCAAGAACCGGAGCTGAAAAATAATACCCGTATGTGACACCTTTATCACAACTCATTTTATTAAAATAACCATTCAATATCACTGGAAAATTTTGCGTTTGAGAAGAATTCTCTGGAGTAGAATATTGATACGCTAACGAATATGTATTTGCATAAATACTAAAATATTTAGAATAATTCAAAAAAGCAACATCTACATGATACGACGCCTTATCCATAAATCTAACCATTTTTTTTGCACATTTACGCGAAATCGCGTAACAATGAAATCCAAAAGGTGATTCAGGTACAAATGAATATTTATTATTTGGCTTATTTGACTTTATATTATTTGTAAATAATTTTTGTACTTTTGCGATAAGATTATAATCTTTATTTGGATCACATGCTCCCATGTAACCAAGGTATAAAAAATCCCATCGAGGATCAACATCTCTTAATTCTTGTATTGTTTTAGAAACTTCATTACCAAAATTTTCATGTAATTCGCAATCATCTTCCATAATAATCGCGTATTTGTCACCATTATCTAACATTTTTTGCCACGATGCTTTATGAGAAAGAAATATCGCTATCATTGTACGTGTACAAAAATATCGACAAAATGTAGTTGCTTGTTGTGTTATTTGTTCAGTAGTTAAATCTTCACCAACAATTGCTGGCACACGAGTAATATCTATACCAATCTTATATTGTTGCGATATCATTTTAGCCATTCTATCTTTTGATTTATCCATGTTAATAACATAGATGTTATCTATATAATCTAAATGATTTTGATTATCTTTATTCGACAAACAAACTCTCCGAATCATATATATTTATAAATAAAAAAAATTGAACATTTAAATGCAATACTAAGATGTATTATGCCCGAAACTCAAATTGTTGGTGAAGATTTAACTACTGAACAATCATTTTTCATTTTTACAGATGGTGGTTGTAAACGAAATGGAAATCCAAATTCTAAAGCAGCATATTCTGTATTTTTTACTGAAAATCAAGATTCACCATTTTACAAATTTAATACATCACAGCATCTTACTGGAGAACCTACAAATAATCGAGCAGAATTATCAGGTATCCTGTATATTTTTAAAACTATATACGAAAATAAAACATTATTTCAAAATCAACATATTACCATTTGCACTGATAGTATGTACTCTATTAATTGTATAGAAAAATGGTCTAAAAATTGGCTTTTAAATAATTGGAAAAACGCAAAAGGCAAAGATGTTAAAAATAAAGAACTTATTGAAGAAATCCTTAATTATCAAGGTGACCTTCACCTTAATATTAAATTCCAACATATCTTTTCTCATACCAAACCACCAAGTGATAAAAATACCTTATCGTATTACTTGTGGTTTGGTAACAACAAAGTAGACGAAAATATTAATAAGCTTTTAGAAGGATCTTAACCAAAATCCCTTATTTTTGGTTAACCTTTAGTTACTTTAGTTACTTTAGTTACTTTAGTTACTTTAGTTACTTTAGTTACTTTTTAAAAAAGTAACATCAAAAGGTAAAAAGTAACTAAAGTAACTAAAGGTTAACCAAAATCCCTTCTTTTTGATGTTACTTTTTTAAAAAGTAACTAAAGTAACTAAAGTAACTAAAGTAACTAAAGGTTAACCAAAATCCCT